GTCTGACCCATACCAAATCCAAGATTAGCTATGTTTCCTAACTGACCTGATGCTCCTAACCTATGACTTGCACCTGATAAATCAGCTTGTTGGTTAGCTAATTGACCTTGCATGTTATTACTAATATCAGCTAAAGCTGCCTGTTGTGCATTGCCATAACCTGCTTGTCTAAGTCCTGCCGATGATTGGGCAAGTTGTTGTGCTACACCTCTACCCATTTCACCCATAGCAACACCATGTCGTGAACCACCAAATGCGTTTGCCATTTGTGCTTGTGAACCTAAATGGTCAAGTCCTATTTGCGCTCCTCTTAAAATATCAGCTTCATTAGCTTTTACAACTGCATCCGTATAAGGGTTCATGTAAGGTGTTAAATTTGTTGAACTTAACTGATTAGCACTAACAGATAATGGACTGTACTGCATACCTTGTGCAGTTCCCATACCTGCTCCCTGAATACCTTGAGCGGCTAAACTGTTTATATTAGGTGGTGATGTTTGTCCACCTGGTAATGCTTGACCTGCCATTTCTTATCTCCTGTTAAATTTAATAACTTCCACCTAATGGATTTTTTGGAAAGTTTTTTTCGTTTCCAAACGTCATATTTACTATTCTTCCACTATTTAATGCTTGTCCACCTGGCGCTCTCGCAACTTGTGTTATTGCTGGTGTTGCTACAGCATTTCTTGGTGCATTAAGCGTAGCTACGTTTCTTGGTGTAAACGTAATTGGTTCTAAATGTGGTGAAGGTGCTACATTTGGTGATGGTGCGTAATTACCTACACCTGCTGCTCTTTCTTGAGCCAATTGATTTTTTATTGCACTATAATCTCTTGTTGGTTTCAAATTTCTATAAGCATTGTCAGATTCACTAACTGTGCTAGTTGGACTAATCTGTTCTGCGTGTGTTTTTTGTAACTCAGGTGACCATGTAGACGTATCATAATTAGGTGTAAAAGTATCAGTTGGTGTTGGTGTAGATGTTATACCTACATTTGCACTACCCCTAAAGCCTCCACCACCTCCACCACCCCAAGTGGTAGGAACATTAGAACCAAACAAAGCATCATATTGTGCTACTGCATCAGGTTGATTTGCTTTTAATTCAGCTAGTGCAGACTCATACATTGGTTGTGAACTATAGCCTGTAAATCCATCAAAATCTGTTGGAGTAGGCATTCCACTTGTAGCTGTGAGTGTATTAGGAGCTAATAAACCAAACGATTCTGCCGCACCTATATTCGCATCAAAAGCAGCATTTTGTGTTGGAGTAAATGCCGCAACATCTGCACCATAGTAAGGCATGTATTCAATTCTTTGAACATCCTCAGCTCGTTGCAAGTTCCTAATTGCTGGGTCTTTTATCCAATCAGGAATCGTTGTTTCTGTTGTTTTGCTACCACCTTTTCCACCACTCATCTTAAAACTCCTTTATTAATGTTGTGAACTGCTCTGTCCATCCTTTTGACTGCAAAACTTTTTTCCAACCTTTACGTCCTGCTACTGTCATACCAGTACAGCCTTGTGCCTTTCCCCATTCCATTGCATCATCATGCATGTCCGTAATTTGTTTAATTCCATACCCTTGATTACCACCAGCTAGGAATACGTGTAGCACTTTCTTATTAGGATACACTACTATTTCAGTTACTGCACATCCATTTGAACCCATCCATAGTTGCATATGTCCACTTAAAACACCATCTACAATGTCTTTAAAGTCATGTGTATCTCCACCTTTATTTAAGGCAGATTCAATCCACTCCCTACAATTTAATATCTTATCTTGTATATTCATGGGTCTAATTTAAGTTTAATCCAAGCACCATTTTTTGATACTACAGGACAGTCTTGAGCCTCATCCCACATTAATATACCATCTTCGGTTGCCTTAGAATCTGAATCTTTATGTTGCAATGTATTCCTAGTAGAAACTAAAAATCTATTAATACTTGCTCCCCATATCCTCCAGTTACTACCTAATGGTGGTGGTGGATTCGCTATACTCATCGCCTACCTCCTGCATTAGCCTCTATTCGCATTATTCCTGACCTCCAATCGGTATTTCCTACACCCTGAACTTTGATTCTTACCTGTCTACCTGTAAATCTAACATCTGTAGGGTTTGTCAAAGTATATGCACCATGTGATGTCTCTGTATCGTTTGGATAGAATCTGGTTTTGAACGTCACATTGACTTGTCCTTGCGTTTTCTCGTCAGGAATCAGATTGGTTACTCGCATAATTTGGTCACCATTTCCTAGACTAATAGAGCCTGATTCAGCATATGGTTTGGTTGAGCCTGTATGTTCATGACCTGTCTCATGGTTGTATAAGTCACCATCTGCATCTGCCCATATAGGGTTACCGAATACACCTAAATCAACACCTGCTGTCCTTTCTAAAACACCTACATTCCAATGACCTTCCTTGTAGTCAAATGAAATATATCTGTTGTTTTCAAGGTTACTTGCACTAGGATAGAACCACCATATCTCTCCATGTTGTGAATTATGTACTGCATAGACTTTGGTTATTTGCGAAGTATTGATGTCATCGAATACATAATCGAGTGCTTCACAGGGTAATTCTGTAGCTACTGAACCATCAAAAGTGTAGAATCCTTTTTTCCCCATCCAAAATGCACCCTCACCGACAGCAACTGCACCTTTTCTTGATGCTACACCACAAGCTGTACCAACTCTCTCAAAACCATAAACGAATGGTGAGCCTGAGTATGTTGCTGTATGTGCATCGGTGTCTGTCAGGATAAGTGTTCGACCTTTCATTCTTACTCCACACATGATTTGACCAGTAGTCTGTAATTCAAAATCACCAGCTTCGTTTGTAGCTGCGGCTGACCAAACTGTGTTTGCTTCCTTATCGCACCATTGAATCTTTCTTGGATTACCACCTGCACCGAGGGCGAATACGAATCTTTCCTCAGTCACAACTATTGCATTATTACTTACTGGTGCGTTTGTCAATGCTGTCGGAAGAACTGATGTATTGAGTTGCCACTCGTAAATCTTTCCATCCTTAGAAGAACACGCTAGAAGGTACTCACCCCAATTGTCTAACGACCATGTTGTCGCTTCTTCATAAATACCTGTACTTATCGGAGCGACACCATAATTGCCCATACCATAATAACCACCACCATAACCTGTTGTCAATGCACCATGTAAATCACCTGAAGTCAAACCTGCTGGTGTAATGTCGTGGAGAACGTGTGAAGGAGTGATATATATTAGTTTGTTGTATGAACCACCTACTAATCTTGAAAGATTTGAATTGTCAAACCAAGAAATCAAAGCTCTTGGTGTATCTGCAAATGCACTCGTTTTTCTGCTTGTCCATCCTCCAACTGGTCTTAATGAACCATCATGCCATCTGACAAGACTTGCATCTCGCCATCTATTGGAAGACTCGAAATCTGTTCCATTTCTATATATGCCCGGTGGTAATTGTAAAGGTATTAATGCCATAATATTAAGCCGCTATCTGTGTCCATGTTACCGAATCATTGACTACTGGTGTCCATGTTATCGGTGTTACTGAAATAATTTCCCACTTTTCTCTACCTATCGTGGCAGTTCCTGATGTAACGCTTACTGTACCAATTGCGAGATGTACTCTGTTGCAAGTCGCAGATATAGTTGAAGTTGAAGTCATTGCTCCATCGACAGCTACAGATATAATCGCTTCTGCTGTTATCGTAGATGTTGCACTTACTGTCGCACTACCAAGATGGACTTCTTCACCTATAGTTGTAATCGATGATGCACCTGCAACCAACGCACCTGAACTTTGTACTCTATTAGCTGTAGCTGTTGTAGAAGATGTTGCTGTGACAGAAGAACTAGATTCTTCTAATATAAATTCCTCACCTACAGATGTTAAACTAGCCGATACACTTACTGTAGCACTTGCAATTCGTACTTTGATTGCTGAAGAAGTGATTGTAGAAGCTACAGTTACTGTAGCTGAAGCATCTTTTACCTCACCAGCACTAGAACCAAAGGTTCGTAAACCATAATACGATTCGCCATATTCAAAAGCCATTTACTAGCTCTTATTAGTTTAGCGTAATATCTAAATCACCTGCTGGTACACGAAATACATCACCTGCTGCAATCGCCTTGCTTGATGATAATGTTGCATAACACATCAAATTACCTGATGTTGATGCATCATATACACCTACATGAGTTACAGTACCAAAACCTGAACCTGTTGCTGTTGGATATTCCACAGCTCCTGAATTACTTGTAGTATTTCCTGAAGTAGTAAATGCAACTGTCTGTCTTGCATACGCTGTACCTGATGAAGATACTTCTGTAACTGAACCTGCTTCACCATCTGCAATAGCTGTAAACAAAGCTAAGTATTTTGTGCCAGGTGCTGTGTAAGCTGCCCCTGCAAATACATGGTCTAAGATTTCTGTTTCTAAAAAGTTTGTAAAACTCATACTAATCCTCTCACTTTAAGTTTTAAGCCTGAGCCACTATAACGTGCATTGTCTGAGGCTTCGTTTAATCGCTGTATTGATGCACCATACATCTGCGCCCATACAGCTACCCTTTGGTCTTCTGCTAGATAGGGTGCTGAGTGTAATAACGCTCCATAGAGGTATACATCAGGTGCTTCTAGTAAAAGCCAATTATCTGCGTTGCTACCACTCAAAGCATCAAGCTTCTGATAGTAAAGCAACTCAAAATCTGTGTCGGTACTCGGAGTTGGGTACAATTGAAATTGTCCATCTGCGTGTGTGTACATACGAGGAGTGCCTGAAGCATCCTCATCAGCTTGACGTTTGTCAG